TGGCGGGGACGGAGGGAACACGACGTTTGGGGACGGGTCAGGATCGCTGCACCAGTGGATCGCGTTTGGCGGGTCAGGTGGGTCGGCGGGGGCGGTAGGGACGGGAGCGAACGGGGCTGGTGGAGCTGGAGGAGCTGGGGGTGGGTGCGCGAGCGGGACGTGCAGCAAGACAGCGGGGGGGTCAGGCGGGGCGGCGGGGGCGGCTGGGGGGCAGCAAAGTCAGACGATTCCCGGGCTCACGCAGATCTTGCTCGGCGGATCGGGAGGGGGTGGGGGCGGCACGGCGGCTGCCGGCGGTCTGGGGACCGCGTTGGCGCCGTTCTCGGCGCAGGTCGCTGGGGGTGTGGTCGGGAGCAGCGCTGGTGGTGGCTCGGGGGCGGGGTGCATGTTCGCGCCGGGGAGCATTGGAGGGGCGGGCGCCTCGGCGGGCGGGGCTGGCGTGGTGGGAACGGCGCTTGCGTCCTACGCCTACGGGTGTGGGGGCGGGGGGGGATCGAGCGGCGATGACGTGAGCCAGAACGGGGGCGCCGGGGCGGCCGGAGGTGGTGGCGTGATCATCGTGGAGTACACCCAATGAGGCGCATCTGGCTCGGACTTCTGCTCGTGCTGCTGATCGCGGCTCCGGTCCGCGCCGGGGTCTGGCTGACGGGCCAGGCGACGAACCCGGCGGCGAACCAGGTCATTCTGACCACGCCATCCCTCCAGGACCGTCCGGCCGAGTTCGTGGTGTACGTGCGGACGACCGTGGCCGTGAACTTGGCGCTGGAGCGCCGGAATGCGGCGGGCGTGGCGTATGGGAACGATTCGGTGACGCTGCCGTTCGATCCGAACAACGTGGTGCCGATCGCGTTGACCATGACCTTCGTGAGCGGCGACACGTTCCGCATCCGCGTCGTGACTGGCGTCACCGGGACGGTGCAGGCCGCGATTCGCGTGAACGAGTACTGCCTGTCGGGTCTCGGGTGCGCGCGGTGAACGCGGTGGCGATGATCGCGCGGTGTCTCCTGCACCAGGGCGCTGAGATCGAGATTTCACCACCGCTCAGCCGGCGGTCCGAGATGACCGATGCGGGACTGGCGTTGCCGGTCGAGGCGGCGGTCGGTGTCGTCGAGGGCTATCACGCGCTGCCCAATGAGCGCTCGCTCGATCCTGGGATGGACTGATGCGTGACGTGTCCGCGCTGCGGCTGCACTGTCGTCGAGCGCGAGGGGGCGGACTGGCGCTGCGTGTGGTGTGGGTGGCGCTGGCGGGCTGCCTCGACGATGCCGAGACGAGCCCATGAGCGCCGTGACGCGCGTGCTGAGCACATCGATCAATCCGGGCCGGCTCATGCAGGAGTTCGTGGCGGTCTTCTCGTTCGGGTGCGGCATCTCGTGGGACGGCTATCAGTATGGAGAGCGGCAGGCGACGGTCGATGTGACGGCCCCAGTGCCGGGCCAGATCCGTGTCTTCCCGCCGATTGAGCTGACGCCTGCACAGATCACGGTGCTGGACAACGTCTTGGCCGCGCACAACGCCGCCGTGCTCTCGGACGATCAGGTGCGCCAGGACCAGGATGTGGCGGACCTCGTGAGCTTGCGGACCGCGCTCACGAACTGGGACACGCTCACGAACGCGCAACGCAACGCAGCCCTCAAGCTCGCCGTTCGCCTCCTGCTTCGCACGGTGCGGGGCGATGCGATCTAGGAGGAGTCGTCCATGCTGAGGCCGCTACTCGCCACCGTACTCTTGGCCGCCTTCCCGATGATCGCGGCCGCTCAGACCTTGACCGAGGTCGGGTTCATCCGCACCACGCCCTTCGCCGGGTCGACCGTCTCCATGGGCGACGGCGAGGGCATGGCCTTCGTGCCGCTCGACAACGCGCTCTGGCTCGTGGACGACCACACCAAGCGCGTGTACGAGGTGGATCGGACGACGGGGCAGCTCCGGCGGTTCATCAGCCAGTCCGTGTTCGCCAACACCCGGCAGTTCGGCGGCACCGCGCTGGCAGGCTCGGGTCGCACGGGCGATCTTGAGGCGGCCGCCTACGACGCCGCCAGCGACGAGCTATACGTCTTCAATTCGAGTACGCAGACGGCCTACCGGCTCAAGGCGAGCGCGACGACCGGCGCGTTGGAACCGGAGTCCTGGCAGCCGTTCCCGTCGACGATCGACCCGACGGGCGCGGCGTGGCACCCGCTCGGGGCGCTCTACGTGAGTGCAGGGAAGGGAACGATCAGGAAGTACAACTACGAAGCGAACACCCTCGGACCATTGATCGCGCTGCCAGGCGTCTCAGGCGTCGTGTTCGGCATGGGATTCAATGCCGACGGCTCCCAGATGTGGGTCGTCACCAGCGCGGATCGGCTGTACCGCGTGGACTGGGCCACGCTTCAGGTGCTCCAGAGCTTCGACCTGACCGTCCACAACATCCACGACGCCCGGGCCGTCGAGGTGATCGACGGCGCGATCTACGTGCTCGACGGCTACGCCTTGCCGGCCAGCGATCCGAAGTTCCTGGCCGTGACGCTGTTCGTCGTCGAGGGTGAGGTGGAGCCTCCACCGCCGCCGCCGGACCCGGTCTGCCCGTAGCATGGCCGAGATCGCCCACGCCTTCGCCGAGCAGACGGCCCTCCAGTCGACGAGCGACAACACGAACTGGACCGACGTCGTCTCGATGGCGTCGACCAGCTTCGTCGTGGGCGGAAAATACTGGCTCTACGTGATCGGCGAGTCGAGCCGCAACGCGGGCGCGTCCTTCAGTCATCTGCGCGTTGTCCACGGGTCCACGGCCTTCGACGAGTCCGTGGCGGTGATGACCACGCGTGGCTCAGTCGCCTACATCTGCTATGCATGGCAGACGGTTTGGACGGCCATATCTGGGGAAGCCGTCGCGCTCCAGCACAAGGTCTTCACCGGGGGCACGGACACGATCGACACGGACAATGCAGAGATCGTGGCGATCCGGCTCGATGCGGACCTGACGGAGAACACGGACTGGTTCTTCGTCGAGGATGCGGCGGACCTCTCACTGACGACGACCTACCAAGACGGTGCGAGCAAGACGTTCACGCCTGGCACCGCCAGCCATGACTGGCTCTGCGTCGCGATGAGCCAGGTTGACGTGACGAACACGACCAACGCTGTGGCCACGCGCATCAACGCCGCTGGCACCGTCACGGACACCGTGCCCGAGTGCATCGGGCACCCCTCGAACAACAACTACATCATCGTCCACACCCTGATGAGGGTGTACGAGGACTTGGCGGCCAGCAGCCAGACCTTCAAGGAGCAGTCGGCGTCGATCACGGCGAACGCGCACACGCGCTTTCACAGCTCGATCTTTCTGCTCGATCTGGACAAGTTCAAGGAACATGCTCAGGCGTACACGGCGGCGGATCTCACGCTCGGGACGACGGCGTGGGCCGATGCGATCCAGACCGTCGGGATCACGCCGAGCTCGGCCGGCGATGTGCTGTTCCTTGGCTGGTGGGGCGCCGACATCGGCGGGGGCGCGACGGGCGACGTCGTCTCGTCGCGGTCGCAGGTGGACGACACCGACGCACCGGGCACGCAGACGACGGACGCCTACACGCTCTGGACAGGGCGGGCCGCTGCCGACGAATACCAGGTGGCGCACGCCACGATCGAGAACGTCACGGCGGCCGCGCACACCCTCGACCTTGATGGTCACAAGGGCGCCAGCGCCACCGCGCCGACCGCGCAGTACCGTTCGGCCATCGCGGTCACGATGAACCTCGCCGCGGCCGCGTTGACGACCGAGCAGACCCTACCCGCCTGGGTGCATCAACGCCTGACGGTGGCGCTGGGGCGCTCCTATGTCTGAGGGGTCCGTGCCGTGGCATCACGCGGGGAACCGCATCCTGGGCAACCCGTTCTCCTCGTTGGGCGAGTCGTGGTGCCCGCGGTGTAAGATGCCGGTGGAATGCGACACCGAGTCCTCGCACCGTGGGACGCAGTACGTGTGGTCGCGGCGTTGTCCGCGGTGCGGCGCCGTCGTGAGTTGGGGCGCCTACCAGAACGTGCCGATCCTCGGGGCCGCGGATGCGCGACGCCAGCGTGAGGCGGTGGCGTTCGTGACGCGACCCGGCGCGGACCGGCGCGGATCACGAAAGGGAAGAGCATGCCTCTGATCATCGAGCTTCCCCACTGCGCGATCTGTGGGAAGGACTACGTGGCTGGCGAGATCATGGCCGGCGTGCGGTTCGGCCACACCGAGATCCCGGGACCGGACGGGATGCCGGTCCTCACCGACCCCGGCGAGTACTTCGAGGGGCACTACGACTGCATCTGTGAGGCGATGGGTCCGGTCAAAACCCTGGAGGCGATCCAGACGAGCAAGTTGTCCCCGCGCGACCTCGCCATGGCCGCCGGGTTCACCGTCAAACAGAAAGGAGCTTGACATGGCCAAGATGGGAGTCTTTTTCGGATCGGCCGTGGCCTCGTTCGCCACGACGACGGGGCGCAAGACGGCGCTACGGATCGCGCCGGCGGCGACGCGCCGTGTCGAGATCGTCGAGATCAGGATGACCGGCGCTGGGTCGATTGCGCCGGCCGACATCCAGCACGAATGCACGTTGGGGGCCTGCACGGCGGCGGGCGCGGGGACGTTGACCGCCCAGACACCGCAGCCCATGGATCAGGGCGCGCAGGCTGCCGGCTCGACGTGCGGCGTCAACGCCACTGCGGAGCCGACCACGTACTCCGCGGTGCTTCCGATCAGCTTCGGCTTCAACCAGCGCGGCGGGGATCGGTGGGCCGTGCCGCGCGGGGAGGGCTACATCTTCGGCGCTGAGAACACCAACCTCGTCGCCGGCGTGCGAATCGTGTCCTCGTCCGCAGGCAACATTGACGGGGACGCGCATTTCTGGGAGCCGTAACCGCGACGGCTTAGCCGATGTCCGACTTCTTCACGCGCGTTGCGGTTGAGCGGCCGACCGGCCAGCGCGGCGCACTGTTCTCGACGCTCCCAACCACGCCGCTCTTCACGGCGGCGTTCATCCAGTCGCCGGGCTTGCATCTTGTCGATCGCCGTTCCGGCCGAGACGTCACGTACCAGCGTGTCCAGCACCCGGAATGGCCGATCTTCCAGACGCTTCCCGGTGTGCCGCTCTTCCAAGGCGCCTACGATCAACCCGTCACGCCACAGGGGCCCGTGCCGGCGCGTCCTGATCGCCCGCTGGCGCTTGATGCGGTTCGCACGCCCGACTGGCCAGTCTTCAGGACGCTTCCCACGGTCCCGCTGTTCCAGCCGGCCTATGACCAGCGCCGGACACCGTTGACGCCGGTGCCACCGCGGCTCGATCGTCCAGTTTCGTTCGATCCCGTCCGAGTCCCGGACTGGCCGATCTTCGCTGGTCTTCCGACCACGCCGATCTTCCAAGGTGCGCTGGCGCAGGCCCGGACCCCTGGACTCGTGCCTTCAGCACCGATCTTGGCGCCGATGTCCACCTACGCGCGCCACGTCCTCGACTGGTGGGCTTCGCTGCCGACGACGCCGACCTTCACAGGCGCGGTGGCTCAGCATCACCGGCGAGACCTTGCTCTTCCAGCCCCTCCTACCACGCCCGAAATCTGGACCGGCACGGCATGGGTCACCAGCATCCTGGCGCCTCCGCTCACGGCGGCCGAACAAGCACCGATTTGGGCGCAAACGCGAGCGCCCCACGCTGGTCCCGCCCCGATGATGGAGCCGATGTCTCAGTACATGCGGCAGATCTTGGAGGGTTGGACGTCTCTTCCCACGATGCCGACCTTCACAGGAGCCATCACGCAACGGCGTGACATCGCTGAGGCACCTCCACCCGCAACGCTCGATATCTGGACGGGTGCAGCGTGGATCAACGCGATCCTGGCGCCGCCACCGGCGATCACGCTCGCTCAACAGGCGCCGATTTGGGCGCAGACCCGAGTCGCTCATGCGGCAGCCGCGTCGTTCGTGACCTTCGATATTCCACGCCCGATCGGCCTCGGCGCGTTGACGGCCTCCGAGTTCGCCGGCATCTGGAGTCAGCGAAGGGTGACGGATCGTTTCGATGGCGTCATCCGCGAGCTGGCGGCGTACCACAACTCCCGGCCCAGTTGGCCGGTCATCTATGTCATCCGGCAGATCCTCCTGCTCAGTGGTGTTCATCTCACCGACTCGCCCCAGGCCAATGATGCTGCGTTACCAGGAGTTCCGCAGACCATCGCCATGGCCATGACGAGTTCGCCGCAGACACACCGATGACCTTCGAGTTCTGGGACAACGACATCGGGATCGAGCTCCGCGTGACGTTGACGGACTCGGATAGGGCGGCGGTCGATCTGACGGGCGGCACCGCGACGTTGCGCGTTCCGGGGCAGACGGCTCGGACCTGTACGGTGATGAATCAGGTGACCAATCTCGGGACGGTGTCGTACACGACCATCGCCTTGGACTTCACGCCCGGCGAGTACTCGGGACAGATCAGGGTGGCGCTGCCCGATGGATCGACCCGTCATTCAGACGTGTTCACGCTCGCCGTCTCGAAGGCGACGTGATGGTGGCGCCGACGATCCTGACCGGCTCGAAGACGACGGCGGATCCTGACACGATCGCCCAGCTTCGGTGGCTCTGCCAGCACGATCTGTGGGTCCTGGCGTCCGTCATCCTCAATAGTGACAACCCGACGAGTCAGCTCTGCCCGCCGCTGCATCGCGAGCTCTGCACCTTCATACACACCACGCCGTACCGCAAGAACCTCTATCTCATGTCTCGCGGGTATCTGAAAACCTCGTTCATCACGATCTGGGGCAATGTCCAACGCATCCTCCGCAATCCAGAGATTCGCATTCTCATTGCCTCGAACAAGGCCGAGAATGCCCAGACCATGCTCGCGGAGATCAAGGTGGCGCTCCAGCACCCCCTACTGCTCTGGCTCTTCCCCGATGTGCTCTATCGAGACCCGGCTCGAGAGGCCGATCAGTGGACGACGTCCTCGATCATCGTGAAGCGGAAGCGCCGGCGTGGGATCGCGACCGTGGAGACGATCGGCGCGTCGGGTGAGATCACGTCGCGCCACTACGATCATGCCGTCTTTGACGACCTGGTGGGCCGGGAAAACTACTCGACGCGCGACCTGCGCGAGGCCACCAAGCTGTTCATTCGCCAGGCCCAACCGCTGCTTGACCCGACGACGACGACCCAGGACTACGTAGGGACGCCGTGGCACTACGACGACGCCTACGCGGACCTCCTCGCTCGTCGGGCCAAGGGCGCGCCGCTCGGCGTCTTCATGCGGGCGTGCTGGCGACCCGATCCCGAGGGCGACGAGACGGCGGTGTTCGGCCGCGTCCGCTCCAACTATCCCGAGAAGTTCCCCGTCGCAGAACTCGTCGCCATTCGGGACGACATGGGGCCCAGCGAGTTCAGCGCCCAGTACTTGATCGACCCGATGAGCGCCGACACGGCCTACTTGCCGCGCGACAAGGCCATCATCGTGCCCCGCGCGGAGTGCCCGCCACTCGATACGCTCTGGATCGTCATGACGGTGGACCCGGCCATCTCGCTCAAGGCGTGGGCGGACTACTCGGCCATCGCCACCGTGGGGTACGATGCCGACGGGTTCCGCTGGGTGCTCGATCTGCGCCGGGGCCGGTGGACGGAGAGCGAACTCGTGGCCCAGGTCTACGATGCCTGGGCCTGGACACGAGGCGTGCGAGCCATCGGCTTCGAGATGATCGGGTTTGCCAAGATTTTCCGACGGATCTTCACGGCGGAGGGCCAGGCGCGTGGCCAGCAGCTTCCGATCATGGCCTTGGAACGCGATACGCGCGTGACGAAGAACGTGCGGCTCCGCGCGCTCGAAGTCCCATGGCACAAGCAACAGTTCCGGTTCCTCGGTGATGCCCCGGCACTCCAAGAGTTGCTCCACGAGGCCGAGGTGTTCCGCCCTGACCGTGAAAACGCGCACGACGATCTGCTCGACGCGCTCGTGGACGCCGACCAGCTTCGGCTCAAGCCCGAGATCGCGGCGCCGGACTCGCCCTACGACGATCCTGAGCTGGCCGAGCGTGCCGACCGAGAGGAACAGGTGCAGGAGCGGCGTCGGCAGGGCGGTCATGAGGCGCTGGAGCACCTCGATCTCCAGATTGCGGTGGCGATGCAGCGCCGGCGCGAGGCGTGGGACGAGATGCGGGCCGAGGAGCACGAATTCGCGTGAAAGGAGTCGACATGATACACGGGATGCCCGGAAAGATGGCGAACATACGCGGCAAGGGCAAGAAACCGCCGCCGCGAGCGGCTCGGGCGGCCCGGAAGGCATCGAAAGAGCCTTCGATGCCGATGTCGGGGCCGATGCCGATGCCCATGGGGGGCGGGCGCCCCACCATGGCGTACCAGGGCGGTCTGGCGGCCCTCGGGAGGTAAGGTATGCCGATTCCAGGCGGTGGACGCTACCGGGTCAAGACGACGAGAGGCGGGAAGAAGGTCCGGCTCCACTTCACGCCCGGCGGCAAGGTCAACGAGGCGAAGAATCTCAAGACCGGGGCGACGCACACGCCGGCCGAGTTCGCGGCGGACCGAAACTCGCGTCGGCCCTACGGGCTGGAGACGCTGCGGTGATCTTCTTCGCTGGTCGGGCCTACATCCGCCATCTCGAAGCCGAAATCGCGTGGTATCGGACCCAGATGATCCACGAGCGCCAGCGGGCCGAGAAGGCGCTGGATCGACTGCTCGAACAGCGCGGAATCGGGCCGATCACGGTCCCGACGCCCGAGGAGATCATGGCCGCGGTCGAGGACAACCCGGTCGAACGGCTCATGCGCGATCCCGAGTTCGCCTCGGCGGGAAGCGCGGAATGAGCCTGTGGGAACCTCCCAAGGCCGTGAGGTTCCACGTGGAACGTCCGTCCGCCATCCGCATCATGAACGCCGAGGGTCGGCTCCTGCGTGTCGTCCAGCCCGATCTACGCGTCGCGGCGTGTCGTTACCACCAGCGCCGCGACTGCCCGACCTGCACCTACGCCCTGACCAGCGAGGGGGCACTGTCACGTCGGCGCGCGTCCGAGATCGAGGGTTCGTGATGCCGATCCGTGTCGGGTGCTGCACGGCCTGTGGGACCGAGACATGGCGCTCAGCCGAGGCCCAGCGTGAGGACAAAGACCAAGGGATTCATCTCGGCCAGCGGTTCCTGCTCTGGCCCGTGCCCTCGTCGGTCTACATCCAGACCTGGACGCCGACGGGCCACACCGTAGGGATCGGGTACTGCGCGGCGTGCGTGCCCAGCTTTGGCACTCCTGGGCCTGTCGAGGTGGGCGAAGCGCGCGTCGTCGGCCACGAAGCGGCAACAAGCCGATACGGCGAGTGGTACACCGACGAGAAGGGCGAGTTCCTCCGTGCCTGGCTCGTCGATGCCCTGGGCTATGATGAGGCGGGAAGAGACCAGATCATGGCGGTGTGGGAGCAGGATCGAGTCGCCTGATGGCCATCACCGTCGCGCCCGCCGATCCGTACAAGGACCACGCCGCGATCCGGTCGCTGATGCGCCGGAAGCGCGACGAATGGCAGAAAGGCCGCGAGCCGTTCGTCCGAGCCGCGTACCGGAACCTGCTCTTCTACCGCGGGCTCCAGTGGATTCGGTGGGACCGGGCCATCAACCGCTTCCGGCCAGCGCGGCTCACCAAGGGGACGCCGACCCCGATGACGAATATCTTCAGCTCGACGCTCGACGCTGTGGCGTCGGTCTTCGCCCGGATCGAGCCTCGATTGCTCTTCGCGCCGGGCAGCGAAACGGACCCAGAGGACCGTGCGGCCGCCGATGTCGCCTCCCGTGTCATGGAGGTGATCGAGGATGAGGTGGAGGTGCGCTCGATGCGCCAGATCCTCGCCGCGTGGGTGGCGCTGACCGGCGGGGCCTGGCTGGAGACGGGCTACGACCCCGACCCGGAGCACGGGACGCGCCAACTCCTCGCCAGCGTGTGCCAAGCCCCGGGGTGCGGCCACGTCCAGGCGCCTGGCGCTCCGGCCTGTGAGGACTGCGGGGTTTCTGGCCCAGCGGATGTGATGCAGACCGTGCCGATCGGCCGCATGTACCTGGACGTGGTCTCGCTCTTCGAGATGTACTTCGACGCCGGCGTGACGGACTGGACGAAGCAGCGCGGGTATCGCCGAGAAAAGTCGGTGTCGATCGACGAGGCGAAACGGCGCTGGCCCGCGCTTGCCGAGACGCTCCAGCCCAACACGGCCGGGAGCACGGCGGACGAGTGGTATGCCGAGGCCCTCCCGACGCTTCCGCCAGCGCTCGACGAGACGAGCTCGACCCGGTTCCTGGCCAGCGTCCGGCTCCGGGCCGACCGCGTCACGGAGGCGTGGCATTGGCAACGTCCCGATTCCACCTACCCGGACGGGCTGCTGGCGATCGAGGTTGGCCGCGATCAGCTCGCTCACGCCGGCCCGATTCCCTATGGCTCGCGCCGGGCCGACGGTTCACGGGCGCCCTTCCTGCCTCACGTCTGGTTCCCTCAGAAGTACGTGCCGGGCAGCGGCTATCCGAAGACGGTCGCCGACGATCTGGCCCACAAGCAGGCCCAGCGCAACCGCTGGGAGTCGATCATCGAGGCGTGCGGGATGCGGATGGGGTCGCCCACATGGCTGATCCCGGGCGGCTGCGGCGTCCAGGGCTTCACGGGCGAGCCGGGCGCCAAGATGTACTGGACACCGAACCCGATCGCGCCGAACGCGAAGCCAGAACGTCTCCAGGGCCTCGGCATCCCGCTTGCGTTCATCCAGATGATCGAGAAGATCGACAAGACCTTCGAGGAGCTCGCTGCGACGTTCGACGTGATCAAAGGGGCCCGGCCGGCTGGTGTCTCGGCCGGCATCGCGCTCCAGATCCTCCAGGAACGCGGCCAAAGCCGCTTCGCGCCGCTGTTCATCACGTGGGAGAACGCCTGGGGGGCGTGGTCCCGGCAGGCCCTCGACATCTTCCGCGAGTTCGTGACCGAGGAGCGCCTCCGGCGCATCCAGGGGCGTGATGGCGGCTGGGAGGTCGAGAAGTTCCTCGGTGCCGATCTTCGCGGGCGGGTCGACGTGATGCCGGAGGCGGGGTCATCGACTCCGCGGTCAACGCTCGTGGAGCGGGCCGAGATCGAGCAGTTATTGACGCTCGGGGTCCTGTCGCCGGCTGAGCCCGAGGTGCGGCACAAGATTCTCGAGACCTACGGTAAACTCTACATGGTGCCGACCATGGCGGCGGACGTGAAGAACGCGATGCGGGAGAACGAAGCCTTCGAGGCGCTGGCGCAGGACCCGACGCTCTCCCAGGCGATCGGCGACGACATCATGGCCCTGGAACAGATGCCCTACCCGCTGATCATCCAGCAGATGCGGCTGCGCGGCGTCACGATCCCGAAGGTCCGGGCCGCCGTCGACAACCACGGGCTCCACAGCCGGGAGCATGGGTCGTTCCTGAAGGCGGAGCGGTCGCAGCGGCTTCCCGAGATCGTCCAGGTCCTCGCCGAGCGGCACAAGGCGTACCACGACGAACTCATGATCCAGCAGATGCAGTCCGTGGTAGGGCTGAATGCCCAGCCGAACCCGTCCGGTGGGTTCCTGGCCAAGCCAGCGACCTCGCCGATGCAAGGCGCCTCGTCGCCGATGGGGCTGGAGGGTCAAGGACAGGAGATGATGGGCGAGATGGCGCAGAGCGCGTCTTGACAAGTTCCGTGCCACGGGCATACCGTGCGGGCGAATCGCGGAGGCGCCCGGCGTACAGGGCGCGGTAGTCGACAACTGAATCGGGGCGCGGGTTGATCCCCCGCCGTAAGCCTCTGGGCCTCGTCCCAGGGGGCCGACCACGGGACGCACGAGGGCGTCGGAAGGGTGATCCCTTACGGGGACGTGAAACCCTTCCGGCGCCTTCGTCGTTTCGGGCACTGCCGCACGATGAGGCGCGCGGCGAGGCGAAGTCCATGCCAGACGATCTGGACGTCAGCACCGGCGAGTCGTTCCCGCTACCCGAGGTTCAAGGCGCTCCTGCATCCACCACGGCCACGGCGACGCTACCGCCGCAGGATCAGGGCCCCGCCAAGGAACCCCCGTTCCACACCCATCCCCGATGGCAGCAAATGATGCAGCACAACCGGGGTCTCACGGGTCAAGTCGGCCAACTCACCCAGGAACTCGAACGCCTCAAGCAGGCTCAGCAGCAGGCGCCGGCGGGCCGGATGACGCCCGAGCAGCAGTTCGAGTTGCAGCAGGCCGGCGCCGCGCTGGAGAACCTGATTCGCCAGCATCCCAAGCTGGCCTGGATTCTCGACGAGCGGGCACCCAAGATCCTCGATTCTGGTGATCGGCTCGAATCGCTCTCGAAGGCGCAGTTCAACGCGCTGACCCGTCAAGGGCGCAATACGCTCGGTGATCTGTTCAAGGCGGACAACCTGCCACCCGAGACGCATACCGAACTCGAAGACCTCATTGCCGCGAAGCTGAAGATGAACCCGGAGCGGCTCCAGCGGTACATGGCGGGCGACATCGACGTGGTCCGCGAGGTCTATACGGAACTCAAGCCGTTTGTCGAGGCGCTTCGGCGGACGGCCACCACGACCACCCTCGAAGCCAAAGGTCGCGTCAGCAGACTTCCGCCTCGCCCCGTCGGCGGCGGCCCCGGTCAACCGGCCTTGCCCAAGCTCCAACCTGGCAAGGAACGGGAGTACCTGGGCAGTGTCGCGAAGATGGCGCGGAACCTGTTGAGCAGCGGCTAGGGAGACGCTCATGGCTGGACAGGACACAGTATCCTTCGACGAAGTCCTCAGAACCGTGTGGGGCCCCGCGATCCTCGAACTGGTGCCCCAGAAGATCAAGCTGTTGGAGTTGTTCGAGGAGCGTGACGCCAACGACTGGGGCGGGCGCGAGGTGCAGCAAACCATTCACATCGGGCGCAACCGCGGGGTCGGCGCCTACTCCGAGATGGGAGCGGTGCCGGCGGCGGGTCAGCAGGAGTACGCCACGGCGCGCATCCCGATGAGGTACATCGGAGGGCGCATCCAGCTCAGCGCCCAGGTCATGAAGGCGTCCCAGGGTCCGCGTCACGCCGCCGCGTCTGCGATGGAGGAGGAGACGACGCGACTCATCAAGGATCTTCGCGCCGAGTTGAACCGGATGTTGAACGGCGACGGACGCGGCGTGCTCGCCTTCGTCAACGGCGATCCGAGCACCGGGACGACCATCACGGTCGATTCGCCTCACGGGGTCGCGGGCGCCACCAACGGCAACCGCTTCATCTCGGTCAACGACCGCGTCACGTTCGTCAACCCAGCCACCGGGGCGATCCGCGCGTCGGCTGATCATCTCGTGTCGGCCTACGCCGCGGGCGGGACGACCTACACGGCGAGTGCGGCGGCCGCCGCTGCCGTGGAGGACAACGACTACATCGTGCGGGCCAACAAGGCAACTCTGACCGACGTGTCGGATACGAGCTACGCCAAGGAGACCATGGGCCTTCGGGGCCATGTGGACGATGGGACCTATGTCTCCACATACTTCGGGCTGAACCGGACGACCTTTCCGAAGCTCCAGGCGTCGGTGATCGCCGTCAACGGGGCGGTGAGCGGCGAGGTGATCCAGAAGGGCCTCGACATGACCGACCAGCGCGGTGATGGCGAGGTCAGCGATTTCGTCTTGCACCACTCAGTCCGGCGGGCCTACCTGGCCGTCACCGAGGATGCGCGCCGGTATCAGGGCGGCGATCTGTCGAATCCTGACGCCGGGACGCGCGCGGCGAAGCGCCAGGCCGTCACGTTCGGTGGCATCCCGTTCATGGAGGAGAAGTACTGCGACTACGGCGTCATCTACGGCATCGACCGCTCCAACTTTATCCAGTTTGTCGAGGAACCCGGCAAGTGGTTCGACGATGACGGATCCATCCTCCAACGGCTCGGTTCCGGGACCACGTTCCAGCATGGCGTGGAGGGCTTCTACTACATCTGGAAGAACTTTTTCTGCAAGGCGCCCAACCAGAGCGTCCGATTCGACGGCATCTCGGCCAGCGTCGCCGTGGTCCACGTGGACTAGGAGGCGCCTCATGGCAGACGATCGAGACCTCACGCCGATTCTGCTCATCGACCGGGCGGGTCTCGGCGGGTTCGAGTTCCAGTACGACGGGCGGCCCTTCGAGTTCAAGCGCGGCCAGATCACGAAAACGACCTACGCCGATGTGGCGCGGTTCCTCTTCGTAGGCCGCAAACTCATGGTCTGGACCACCGAGGGTGAGTTCGTCTTTCGGCTTGCGCTTCGGGATGCTCCCGGATTCGAGGGCGTGTCCCAGCATCTGGCCAACGAACTCGGTCCCGACGTGGTCGACACGGGTGAACGGATCGAGATCGATACGAGGCGCGTTGAGGGCTGGGACCTCGACGGTGTCGATCGATCACACTCGCAAGTCCTTCGGCTCAACGTGCCGCGTAACGAACTTCGAGAAAACCAGGGGCGCGAGCCGGGCTCTCGGATCGTCGCCGCGGAACGGGGGTAGACCATGGCCAACGTGGTGCAGATCCGGAACTTGCAGAACCTCGGCGCGTACCTGCCCGACGGCGTGTGGCAGGTCATGGAGGGACTGCTGCGCGCTGTCCCGCCGGCGCTCAAGGCGGGCGACAACATCAACCTGTACTCGGCCACGGCGCTCCACACCATCGTCGAGATCAGCAACACGGCGGGGTCCTACCCGCTGGTCGTCGTGGCGCGGAGCAACGGCACGGCCTGCACGGTCAAGCTGTACGAGGAAGACAGCGCCGACGTAACGGTGGGAACCACGGATGCCGTTCTCTCCGTCGGCGTGTCGGCTACGTCGGGCGAGATCAGCGCCGCAGCGCTGTTCGGCAAGGGCCCCGTGACGCTGGCGAACGCGACGGACATCGACGGGCTGTCCATCGCGGCGCCCGCTACCGACGTCGGCACCGGCACCGTGGCGAACGACCCCGACGTCTGGGTGCTCTACGCCGCTGGGTAAGCGTTGAACGGGTGAGCGGCCCGCCCGCGGGGCCGCTCCAGGCGGTAGGGGGGCCTGGGCGCACCAGACGCGCCGAATGCCGTCAAGGAGATCGCGCGCATGAACCTGAAGAACCTCGTCAACCAGTTCAACGAACCTGACTTCGGCGAGACGTACTATCTGGTCGACGCCAACTACCGCACCGTGGCCCAGGGCTGGACCAAGCCGGACGGTACGGGGCCGCTCGATCTGTACGCCCAACGCAACCCGGGCCGCGTGTTCGGCTCTGGCGGCGGGGCCAGCGGGGGCATGGACTACGCCACGGATTCGGCCGCGTTCCAGGCCGCTCTCGATGCCATGGTCGACTTCCGCAACGACAAACTGCTCCTGACGCCGGGTGCCTACTCGCTCGCGACGGCGGTGGCGATCAACGTCCCGGGCTGCCGCATCCTCGGGCCCCCCGTGCGGCACCCGAAGCGCAGTCTGGTCACCGTCACGGCCGCCGTCGACGCCGCCTACACGATCTCGGTGGACGACGTCGAGATCGGCTACCACACCCTGATTCCGCTCACGGCCACGAACACGCTCGATCTGAGCAGCGGCGCGGATCGGGGCTATCTGCATGATCTGTACTGGAACGCCGCCGGCATCGCCACGAGCGTCTCCACGGAGTTCTGCAACGGGACCACGAACGTGGACTGGCTCGTCGAGCGGTGCGTGTTCTACGTCGACGACGAGCAGGGTGATGCCTTCACGCTCACGTCGTCGCAGCGGTGGGTCTGGCAGGACTCCGACTTCATGGTCGGTCTGACGGGCGTGGCCTGGGCGAGCGTCTTCACCTTCGTCACCTCGGCGCTGGGGAACATCGCGCGACGGCTCTGCTTCCGGGGCTGCGGAGGTGCCACGCCGGCCGTGTTCACCAACATCTTCACTGGCGTCGCCGACATCAACGGCCAGTTGATGGTCTCGGATTGCCGCGTCGATGGCACGGCCCTCGCGACTGCCACGGCGATCGAGACGACGTTCGGGACGGCGACGGATATCGAGATCGCCGAGACGTACCAGACGGGCGATGCGACGGGCGAGGGCGGGACGCTCGTCAAGCTGGCGTAGCGGATGCGGTGTTCGACAGGCGGGTGTTGCCGGTCCTTCCGGCTTTCCGAGTCGCCGGCGGCCATGGCTCGCCGGCCGCTCACTCTAGACGAGTTCACCGTGGCGACCATGGTGGTGCCCCTCGGGGTCTTCCCCGAGGGCGCCACGTTGCCATCAGGCGAGCAGGCCCGAACGACGGGGATGTATTACGACTGCCGGCACCTCTTGGCAAACGGGGATTGCCGCATCTACGAGCAGCGGCCGAAGATGTGCCGGGACTTCCCGAACGGAACGTCCTGCCCGCGGGCCGGCTGCACCTTCACGGAGGATGAAACGTGCCGACCTATGCCGAGAACGCTCACCGTCGTGAGGTAGTGGCGGCACGGGCCGCCCAGGATCGGCGCGACGCAATCAGGCACGCCGGCTTCGATCTGGAGGCCCAGGACCACACGCAGAAGTACGAGCGACCGCACTTCGCCGTCGTCGGCGAGGGCACACGCAGCGCGAGGGAAGCCTACGACCGCGGCTACGCACAGATCGACTGGAGCCAGCCATGAGAAACGGCGCGGCGTACACCCCGATCGACCAAAGCTACCCGTACAAGCTCCGGGGTACGAACCAGGGCACGGACACGGGTCTCCTCTGGCGCCCGCCGACCTACAAGGCGTTCGCCGGCGGAGGCGTGCCGTCCACATCAACGCTCTACTTCCCGGGCTGCGCGCTCGGCAAGTGGGCGCTCCACAATCGCGCCGCGGCAACGATCGTTGCCGGCATCGGAGTTCGGCTACCGAACGGGCTATGGAAGGCCGGCCAGTGGGTCAACGCCACGACGACCTATACGGACGACACGACCGATGCCCAGGACGCCGGGACCGACGACTTCGTTCTCGAGACGACGACGAACAACGACGGCTTCTGCGTCTTCTCACGCGTCCCGTTCAACGCCATCTCAATCAACGTCTCGACGGCATCGGTGGACGCGACGAATCCGGCCCGTGCGGTGCGCTTCTCGGACGGGGCAGGCGCCTGGGCCACGGCGCTCACCAACCTGTTCATCCAGGACGGCCTGGCGGACGAGTACGCCCTGGGTGAGAACCTGATCGTCTGGGCGCCGCCCGTCACGTGGGGCCGGACAACTGGCGCCGAAGGGACCGGTGTGCCCATCGGCTACTACGGGGTCAACGTGCGCGCCACCACGGCCCCCGACACGACCGCGGCGCTGGCCACCGCGCTGGAAATCTGCCGCCTCTACGAGGTGACCGAGGGGCTTGCAGATAACTCGATCCTCTCGGACGACTTCATCGGTGGCGATCTCGTCATGGCGCGTGACGACCTCGCGGGCGGCACTTTCGAGGTCTACGGCGACGCCCTCGTGGCGCTGTTCGGCACGGCGAACAACATGAACCGCGTCACCGCGATGGTGCGGGCGGCGTGAGGGTTGGCCCATGCTTGCCGATCCCACGCCGCCCGCGGCACTGACGGAGGCGCTGCGCCGCTACGACGCCGACTTGCGCGTCCGCTGGGGCCGGCATCGCGCCATCTGGCTCATCGAGCGCAAGCTGCCGCCCCGCCATCGCACACTCCTGGGCGAACGGCCCTCGCCCTGGAAGTCCGCCCGCGGGCGTGATCTGTATGAGGGCTGGCGTGAGGGCTACGTCCACATCCTGAGCGTCCATCCCGACTTGATTCAGAACACGCCACGGATCCTCGATGAACTCGCGAGCGCTGATCTTTGGCGCCAAGGCGGGATCGAGGCGATCAACCGGCGACTCGACGAGGTGGCGGAGCAGGAACAGCGCGATGTCAACCAGATGATCCAGGACCGGGCGCATGTGGTGGCCTACGACAGCGTGGACCGGCTTGCGTGGCTGGAGGGTCGGCGCGTCGCGGTGACGCCCCCGGCCGAGCGGACACCGTCCGTCGAAGTCTGTGACGGCTTCGTGATCCGGGACCGTCGCCAGGTGGCGCGTGTCTGACTACCAGAAGTCGCTGACGGAGCTGACGACCATGGTCCGCGGCTACCTGGACGAAGCCTCGACCTCGTTCTGGACCGCCGCGCAGATCACGAGTTACATCAACCAGGCGAAGGATCGTGTCGCTACGGAGTGCCGTCGACTCAAGCGCGACTTCTTTCTCGTCACACGGTCGTCGACGGATGGCACATTGACGATCCTGGGCCAGAGCTACGCGGCCTCTGGGTTTGCGATCGCGGTGGGCGGGACCACGATGACGCTGCCCCATGACTTCTTGGAGATGCGGCTGATCGAGTGCCTGACGAGCAACTACGAACAGGTGCGCTTCGTGCATCGTGATTTGGCGGATGCCGACATGCGTGCCGCCATGGAGGTGACCGCGAACGTCACCCCAGGAATGTTCTATTTCGATCTCATCGCTGAGCGCACGCTCCGGTACGCGCCTAAGAGCGATACCGCGCTCGATCTCAGGATCAACTATCTTCAGCAGTTCCCTGATCTGAGTGGTTCTGACGCGCTGACCATGCCCTACCCGCTCTACCTCGCCGTGGTGAGCTATGCCACGGCATCGGCGCTCATGCAGGATCGTGATCCTAACGCCGCGGCCTTCGAGGCGCGCGGCAAGCAGATCATCGGCGAGGTGTTCTACGCGACGATGCGCCAGAGCCAAGACCTTGAGATCATCCCGGGTTACATGGAGGACTGGTAATGCCGCGCGTGGCCGCGAGTCGCGGACGCGAGTTTGAGCGGTACAGCGTCTACAACTTCGCGGGCGGGCTCGATCTACGCACCAATCCGAGGGTGCGGGCGATCCAGAAGGGCCAGAACACGCTCAGCCAAGCGAACGAGTGCCTCTATACCTCCTCGGGGGCCGTGGCGCGGCGCCTGCGGTCTCAACGAGTGGAAACGCACGTGGGTTCGGTGCGAATTACTGGAGGAGTGGACTATCGGACAGCCAATGGAACACAACATATCGTGATTGGGACAGATGATGGTCGACTCTTGGAAGTCACCGGCACGACGTCCGCTATCGAAAGCGCGATTCTCACAACCATCGGCACAGGATTCACCGTCGGGACACGATGGTATTTCGCCACGATCAATGACAAGTTACTTTGCTGCAACCGCGCGGATGCACTTCGTTCGTGGGACGGGACGACGCTTTCGACGATCAGCGGGACGAATCTGCCCCTGACCCCTGGTCCCATCGCGGTCTGGCGTAACTATGTCTTTGCCCTTGACGCGACGAACAAGTCCCGCATCTCGTGGTGCGCGAATCCGCTCGGCATCACGGATGAGACGGACTGGTCAGGCGCCACGTCGGGCTTCGCGCAGATCGACCCCGGCGATGGCGCGATCTGCGTCAACCTGGTGCCGGGCGTGAGCGAAATGATCGTGCTCAAGTCGTCGCGGCCTTATCGGTGGCAGGGCGGCACGCCGTCGAGCGCCACGGTGCTGCCAACGACGGGGGCGGTCGGAAGTGCGAGTCATCATGGCGCTGTGTTCGCGTTGAACGACGTGTGGTATCTCTCGAGAAGTGGCGTGGTCAAGCTATCGACCTCGCAGGCGTTTGGTGACTTGAAATCGTCGTTTCCATCTGACGCGATCCGACCATACTTCGAGCCCTACACGTCATATTCGATCGCGAGCCAGCAACTCGATGCTGGGATGATGGCCTATGACTCATCGATGAATCTGATCTATATCGCAGTGGACACGAACGGTGACCGTGACAATGATCTTCTGCTCGTGTACGACGGACGATTGAATGCTTGGAGCACATGGCGCGGTTTGGACATCACCGCCATGTTTCCGGTCGTCGATCCTGAATCTGGACGCATCGAGATATGGGTCGGGGTCTGGGATGGAACGTTTGGGAGACTGCGCGTCTTGAATCGCAAGACATCGACGAGCGGTGTCACGTACAGTCCCGAAGCGCGTCATCTTTCCGTACTCAACGCACCCGGCATCGACAAGTCGATCCGCCACGGCTTCTTCTATTTCGCGGAGAAGGGCAGCCACACCGTGACCGTGGACTGTAAGATCGACAATGAGCAGGTCGCGTCAAAGTCGTACTCCGTGTCGATGCTCGGGGCCTCAAAGACGCTGGGATCGACGTGGACCCTGGGCGTCGACCCGCTTGGGGCGCGCTCGTCCATCGCCAAGCGCGTCGATCTCTCCGGCGTCGGCGAGTCGTTCGAGTTCGGGGTCAAGAACGCGAGTGCCACGCAAGAGTGGGAGTGGCTGGGCTATGACATCTTCTGGCGTCCGCGTCGCACGATCCGTCGAGGAGCCTGAGCCATGCCGAGCCTGATCACCCTCGTTAATAACACGGTCCCGGTAGACTCCGACTTCAATTCCAACTTCACGGCGCTGAACCAAGTCTGTGGCACAGGGACCACGATCATCACATACTCGGCGGGCGACATCCTCTACGCGAGCGCCGTCAACACGCTGACACGACTCGGGATTGGTACCCAGGGCATGTTTCTGGCTGTCACATCCGGCTTTCTGCCGACATGGACCCGTCCGGCCTCCTATGAATCGACAGCTTTGGTCACCGACACACTCACGGTCGCCGAGAGCGGCAAGGTCTTTTACTGTACCCTCGGGAGTGGGACGCAGACGTTCACGCTGCCCGCGACCGTCGCCGGCGTCGTCTACACGTTCTTCTGCGCCGATGCAGGCGGCGAGATCAACATCAGCCCAGCGGCGGCCGACAAGATCACGGGCAAGGGGATCGCGGGCGCCGACGATCAGGATGTCAAGAACACGGCGGTCTCGAACGCGGTGGGGGACTGCCTCATGATCATGGGCGATGGCGTCGACGGCTGGCTCGTGGTGAACATGCTTGGTACCTGGGCGGTGGTGTAGGAGGCGGTCCTGTGGTGGCTCGTCCTGATCGCAGTTCTGGCTGGAGGCGTTGAGATGCCGCTGAACCCGCGCGCGTTCGGTCCGCGCCTCCCGGCCGCACTGGAGCAGTTTGGACCGGCCCAAGCGCCGGGTGGGCTGGCCGGAGTTGGACAGGGGCTCCCGGAGGCGAAGGACGACACCCTAACGGGTCTGGGCCGGCTTCCGACGTTTGGGATGGCCGAGAGCGGGGGCGTGCTCCCCGATACCGCGACCGGAGGGGGCGGGGGCGCCACCACGCAGGCCATGGCGGCTGCACCCGCCGGCGTGACGGAGGCGACGCCCGAGGAGGCGTCGGGGCTCGCTACCGGCTTCGGCGTTGGGGCGAAGGTGTTGGGCGGGCTCGGCAAGGGGCTGACGGAAGCAGAAAAGGACACCGTAGCGAAGGAACCTCCGCCACCGACCGGCCTCGCCGGCTTGATCGACCAAGGACCGCTCACCTTCGGCGTGCCGCCCCTGGACGTGAACGTGCCTACTTCCCCGCTGGTCTCCCCGGACATCGGCACGACCATCGACGAACAACTCAACCCGCCGCTGACGCTCGGAGTCCCGCCCCTCGACGCCACCCTGCCGGATGCCCCGCTCGTGGCTCCCGCACTCGGCGGCAGCTTGCCGGCGGCGCCCGAGCAAGGGTTCGGGCTGGAACGACTCGCTGACGACTTGACACTGACGACGCCCGAGTTGGGGAGCAGCTTGGATCAGCAGCTCGGGGGCGAGCCCTACACCCTTGGCGTGGCGCCCCTGGACAGGGAGCTGCCCGATCTCTCCACTGTGCCCGACACGCAAGGGCTCGGCGGTCTGACGCCCTCGGACGCCGACCTGGCCGCGCAAGCCGAGTTTGGTGACGCGGGCGGTGGCGGGATCACGGCGGGCGGTCTTGCCGGGGGGCTCGCCGGTCTGAGCAGGATCGGCCAGTCGTTGGCCAGTGATCAGAGCCCAGCCGCGACGGGTCTCGGCGTGGCTGGCGGCGCTGCTCAGACATACAACAGCATCGCCGGCATGGCCGGCTGGCAGCAGATTCCCTATCTCAACTGGATCCTCGGAACAGCGAATGCCGTTCGGGCAGGCATTGAAGCCGAGGATACCGGCCAAGCTGCCGCGAACATCGGTGGTTCCGTAGTGGATTCCGCCTTCAATGCCATGTTCGGTCCGGTGTCCCTGTTCATGGGAGGCCACGGGTTCGGCGACATCATTCGCAGTCTCTACCGTCCCGACGTGCCGCACGGCGTGCGAGAGGCGCAAGAGCTGGCCGACGTGGCGCTGCCCGCCGCGCGCTTCGCCCAGTATCTCGCGCTCTCGACCACGCCCGAAGAACTGGATGCCGCGTTGGCGATGGCGCCACAGTTCACGGGTTTGGTCCTCTCGCCGGATCGGCAAGCCATCTCGGTGCAGGCCGGCGTCAGCCCAGGGCTTCTGGACTCGACGCAGCAGATGCTGAGCCAGGTGTTGACCGGGATGCGTGGGCTGTTCGCCGCGGCGGAGGAAGGAGTTCCCGAGGCGCAAGAACTGGTGGAGGCCATCGCGCGGCGGCGAGGTGAGTTCCTTGGAGCGATTCAATATGCCGGTTCGCTTCCGGTGGACACGAACACGGGATCGTGGGGGACGGGCGGTGCGGGATCGCTGTCCTCGGTCTCGGAGCCGCAAGGCGCGGAAGGCGCTCTCCTGAACCTGCTCGTCTTTGGCGGCGCGTCGCCGAACGCGATCTACGGGGGCACGCAGACTCCCACGGGGCCGCCCGATCCCGATACAGGTATGCCGGGCAGCGAGTTGCGCGTCGAGATGCCCATGAACATCATGGACATCGCCTCACGGATCCCGCAGCCCACCGATCCCGATTGGCAAACTGCCGGGAGTAGCTTCGTCATGGACCCGGAACGTGGCACGTTCACGTTCGCACCCGGCACGTCGGCGCCCGGCTATGTGCGTCCGCCGGAAACGGAGGCTGAGATCGCCGCCGCGTGGGAAGCCGAGATGGAGCGGATGCGCCAGCAGCAGGGCGGAGGATAGAATACGGCCATGGCCACAGCCGACCAGCTCTACGGCACCGCGCTGACGGGTCTGGAGTCGCTCGCGTCGACGGACCCGAAGGCTTACGAGGAGGCGCTGTACCAGCGCGTTGCGCTTGACTTGCAACGTCGGTCCGAGTTGCAGGAGCGCCAGATCGGTGAGCAGATGGCGAGCCGCGGCCTCGGGCTGTCGAGCGTGGCGAACGATCTGCGCGCCAGGAATACGCGCGAGTTGGCCGACGCCCTCGTGCGCGCCCGCCTCGACGCCTCCACGAACGCGCGCCAGGCCACGCAGTCGGCGCTGGGACAGGCCGCCGGGGTCGCCCAGGGCGAGATGCAGCGGCGCCAGCAGAGCGACCAGTTCCAGGCGGGGCTGGCGCAGCAGAAGCGAGGGCTGGCCCAGCAGCGCGACATCGCCTCGAACCAGATGCTCGCCCAGGGGCTCGGGGGCCTGACGAGTGCGGCGCTGTACGGGGCGGGCCGGGCCATGGGCGGGACTCCTGAGATGAAGCGATTGGGAGGCCGAGCCGCTGGTGCTATCGACCGCTGGACGGGTGGCGGGACTCCTGCGGCGCTCGCGGTGACCGGGCCGGCCGCCGCAGGCAGCAACGTCGGCATGTCGCCAGAGGCCATCTCCGAAGCGTCCGGGTACGCCGGGCCCTTCGGATTCGACTCGCTGGCGCCGCCGCCCAGCTATGCGCCGTCGAGCTATGAGGCCAGCGGCGGCGGATGGGACTTCGGCGGCTGGGATGATTGGGGCGCTGGAGATTGGTCAACCGGGTTGAACTCGATCTTGGCGAGTGCGGATCCGAACTACTTCGGCTGGAGCGATCCGTGGGACTCCTATGACCGGAACGCCGGGATCTGGTGATGGCCGCCACCGGCCTCGCGTGGCTCGCCGGACTCGGCCAAGGCGCCATGGGCTTCCCGCAGGGGCTCGACGCCGCCGCCAAGATGCAGATGGAGGAGCAGGATCGCAGGCTCCGGGAGCGGCAGGTGGCTACGGGCGAGGCGGCGCAGCGGTCGGCCGACGAGGCCCGCTTCACCGAGTTGGGCTCCTTTTACGACGCGCTCAAGATTCCGCGACCTGCTCAGACGCGAGTACCGACGAGCATCGCCGGGCCAATGCTGACGTTGGCCGAAAAGCAACAGTTGAACGAGCAGCAGCGGCAAGGCCGATCCAGGGTCATGGAGGGACTGATCGGTCAGCAGGGCCCACCGTCAAGCTCGGGCGTGGTCGCGGCAGGTGGGGCACCATCGGAGGCGCCAGAGCAGTCTCCGGCATTCCCGGGACTGTCGAAGTACCGGAGCTTGGCTGAATCACCGGAAGGCTGGGAGCTGCTCAAAGGGATGCTGCCCCAACTAACGGGCGCCGAGCAGAAGATCACGCCAGTTCCGCGAGGATCGCCCGGCGCGTTCGTGGGCGGCAAGTATCAGCCCATCCCACGGTCGGCCAGCCCGGATTTCACACCTCCGGCCGGGAGCCGGCCCATCCCCACTGTGACCGCGCAGGGAGAAGTCAGCACGCGGTACGAGCCGCCGCCGTGGCAACACGGTCTTGCCGAGCGCGCTCTTGCCGATGCGGGTTGGCGCCCCGAGATGCCAGGCTATGCCGGCGCGCTGTTCAGCGCCGTGACGGCGATGACGCCTTACACCGAAGGTGGTGGCGCTGTTCCGAGGACTTTTGCGATCCCGCCGCCATCGTCCGGCGGACGTGGCGCGGCCCTTCCGTCTCCTGCGGCACCTGGACCGCCCGGTCCTACTCGACTTCCCGGCGGAGGTGTCCAGGGACCGCCCAAGACGCAACCGCTGTCGGCGGAGCAGACGGTGAATCTTGCCGACTTCAGGACGCTGCTCGGTCAACTGAAGCGCGTCGGAGACATCTATGATCCGTCGTTTGTCGGACCAGTCGCGGGCAATGTTGGTCGCGCGAGAACCGCGACCGGAATCGGAGCGAGTGCAGAAGAAGCGACGTTCCGTTCCGAACTCGCGAGCATTCAGAACTCGATCATCTATCTGAAGTCGGGCAAGCAGATCAATGAGCAGGAATTCGTGCGACTCAAGCGCGAACTCCCCTTGGCAACTGATCCAGAGGTGGTATTCAAGGCGAAGCTGGCTCGGGCCACGAGGCTGACGC